GTCTGTTTCTGCAAGTAGTGGCAACATTATCATTACACGTACACAAGGAGAATCCATAACACAGATATTCAGTCAGGAGGCATCTATGATAGATGACCCCTCAGTTAACTCAGTGTATGAACTTGTCACCACGATCAAATCGTACCTGAAATCTAATGGTGGTGATGATATATCAGGAGGATTTGCAGATTACAATGATAATGCTACGTCAGGAACACCGTTAAGTGTAACAGGTGGAGGAGCGGCAGTTGTCCTGACAAATGACACCCTTGGTGCTTATACTAACACACAGTTTTTACCTGAAGGAGTTGACAGACTTTGGGATGCAAGTACGAATAACTTTGATTGGTCAGACCTCAAAGCAGGTGATATGGTTGATATCAGAGCTGACATCAATGTTACAACATCATCATCCAATACAGCTATAGATGTACTTCTTCATCTTGGTGCTGGTGGTGGGGCATACACGATACCTTTCATACAGGATTACAACTTCAAGTCATCTGGAACATATCAGAAGGTAATGTTCAACTCTATTTACATGGGTGATTCGAACACTTTGGATAACGGTGGTCAGTTCAAGATAACAGCAGACGCAAACTGTACGGTCGTAGTGAACGGTTGGTACGTTAGATGTTTAAGAAGAGGAGCGGTATGATATTCAACGAATCGAACATAACGAACAGAACTGTATTGGCGAGGTGTTGCTTTGCCGATATGGTCATTGATATGCTTGAGGCACGTGCCATCGGTGACACTGAAATGTATGAGTGTAAGAAGAGAAAGGCAATGTTCCTGTCGTATGCTATAAACGAAATGTGTACATACATTGACGAAGGAGTTTACACATTGAACCAAAGCGCAGATACAGAGGTTTCCTGTTTTAAGGATTCCATTGCAAAGAAGTTCATTGGACAGATGGATGAACTGTGTGGATGTCCTTGTGGATGTTCAGACGCAAAGATATTGGACGATAATTTACCTAAATACATATAATGGATTACTTAGAAAAAGGAAGCCCAGTAAGGCAGAACATAAGGCAGGATGTGTACAACAGTACAAACTTTGTCGGAAGGGTTGACGCTCAGTCGCTTGAGTCAAAAAGCATTTCAACTGAATCACTTGACATCGACTTCACAGACACACTCAGTTATGTTACAAGTGATAGCTTGACCCAAGACATAGGGAAGCAATTCATTGGAGGTGTTGGATGGATACCAGTTGAGGCAACTGGAGACGCAATGGTATCTGAGTTTGAGGACGATGATAGTCTCATCAGAAACGGATTGTTTGACCTTGATTTTGATTCTGGAATGGGTATTTTACCATTTCAATCAGTGGGAGACTACTTTGAATTGAAGTCAGGCACTTACTCAGGCTCGGTCATCAGCAATGTCATAGAAAAAACTCCATTTGGAGACTTCATAAACACAAGAAGGTTATTTATTCAAGATGGTAGTGACAATAGATCTTACGACATATCAACCTCGTTAACATCTACCGGTGAAGGTATTTATATTGCAAAGACAAATGAAAGCGGTGAAATTGTTGCCATTGGTACTGATGCTGGAACTACTGGTTTTGCTATTAGAAACGACCTATCTGATAATACAGCATCAGTATTAAGAATTGAAGACAACAACGGAGACGCAATACTTGAGTTCTTCAATGATTACCTTGTATCAGATACAATACCATCACTTGACTATGCAGATGATGCGGCTGCCGCTACAGGAGGAGTACCAGTAGGAGGCATTTACCATAACTCAGGAACCATAAGAATAAGACTGACATGAGACTGAAAATAGAAAAAATCAAAAGACACGCAGACAATGACCTTGTATTTGAGGTCAGGTTCAATGTCATTGCAAAGGAAGGTAGCCTTATCGCTAACAAAAGAGGTAAGGTCACACTTGAAGGAGACCCTGATTCACCAGACTTCATTCCGTTCAGTGAACTGAAAGAGGACGATGTGAAGGCGTGGATACGCGCAGAGGTTGATGTTGACGCTATTGAGGCTGATGTTCAGCAGATACTTGAGGAGAAGAAATCTAAGACAGGGGCAGTGATCCTGTCATCATCACTGAATAAAATCTAATAAAAATGGGAAAACTAAGTGTTCACGAAGGTGAGTCTCTTGATAAACTGAGAAAGGTTGTAGGTAACGGGTGTAAGTTACTACCTGTTGGGGCGCATACAGGACTTTCTGCCTACTGCTTTGTTGCTCAGGAAGACACAACAATATCAGCATTCTCTGTTGATGGGGCGAATGCTACATCCGCATACGGCCTTGGCGCGCTTGTTACTGTAAAGGCTGGTGCATATTTCGTTGTTCCTGAGGGAAGCCAAATAACCGCAATGACAATAGATAGCGGAAGCGTTATCATCTACAATCTCTAAACCGTGCCAGGAGTAGGGTTCATAAGACCAGCAGGAGGTGGAGCAACACCTGCACCATCAGGTGGATATGTTCCACCATCGGATTGGCTTGAGTTGCCATCAATTACATCAGGAGAAAACAAGTTCGCAGGTGTTGTTGCTGTTTTTGATGTAAGCACAAACTACGTCACAATTGAAGTGACCGTTGATAGCGGAACATGGTCGGTAGATTGGGGGGATGGAAATAGTCAAACAGGGATTTCAAGCGGAACAGTTGCAGAACATAATTTAAGTTACGCGGGTGCTACGGGTGACCTTACGACACGCGGTTATAAAACAGCGTTGGTAGTTGTAACTACAAGCGGTGGTAATATTACGCAGATAGATTTGACAAACAGACATTCGGGCGCAAGTGATTCCTACATATCACCGTGGTTGAACATTCGATTGGCGGGCAGTTCTATAAATAAATTCGACATTGCTGGTTCACAGACAACGATAGGCGCATTGGAGCAGCTTGATTTTGTTGGAACTAATTCAATAACGAATCTTGGTACATTTTTTAGTTCATGTATTGCGTTGGTAAAGGTTGTAAACCTTGACACATCAAATGCAACAGGTATGACGAATTTCACATCATCCTCATACATTAGAGAGTTCCCTGAATTTGATTTTTCAGGAGCAACATCTTTGTCATCTGTTTTCGGTAATTTTTACGGTGACGAAATAAACATCAGTAATCTGTCAACGCTAACTTCTGCAATTTCACTTTTCAGAAATTCATCAACAGTTAAAGTAATCAACATAACCAACGGATCAACAGGTTCATTGACAAGTTTAAGCCAGTTCGCAAGAAATACAAATTCGCTTCAATATATAAACGGGTTAGGTGATACTTCAGCCGTAACAGATTGGAACTTCTTCGCGCAGAACTCAGGGCTTGTAGAAGTGGATGCGTATGACCTTTCAGGCGCAACTAACTTGAATCAATGGTTAGATGGAGCGCATTCTGTAAGACGAATAAAAGCCTATGGTGCAACCATCACACATTCAATTGCAAATTGCCTTTTGGGTGTTACAGAGATGGAAGAGTATGCCACTAACTTAGGTGACGGAACAGGTCAAACATTGACAACAAGTAATAATCCTGCAAGTGGAGCTTGGAATACAACGATAGCAACAGCAAAGAATTGGACAGTAGTAGATTAAGATATGTATTACAAAGATCACGGACAGCACGGATGGGTTAGAGGGTTGAAGGTAATTCTTCCAGATAACACCGAAATGAATGAAGCCAATCATGAAGATTGGCAATACCCTGTAGATGGTTGGGAGTGGCATGACAATCCACCACAAGAATACTTGGATTGGTTGGAATCATTGGAAACTGAAGAACCATGAAAGCAGATCACACCGTAATTACCATAATCTACAATCTCTAACCCATGCCAGGAGTAGGATTCATAAGGCCAGCAGGAGGCGGTGGAGCAGGAGGCGGTGCATCCGTTGCCGTTGTATTGGATGACACTACACCGAAGTTAGGTCAGTCAGTTACAATTACAGCAACTGCAACAGGTATAACACCAACATCTTACACGTTCTACCTGCCACAACAAGACGGCAGTTTTGAAACGGTTACGCAAGCTGGTAACACTTATGCTTGGACTGTTTCTAAATACGATGCGTTCACGGTTACGGTAACGGCTACGGATGGAAGTTCAGAAGGTTCGGGAAGTGCAACAGGAACAACTACTGGCGATGTTGATGCGGATGCTTTCATAGCTGCCCACAATACAGCCACAGGCGGCACGATGGACAGCACGATGGAAGCCAACACATTGGGCTTTTTTCTCCGTTTGAAAGGTATTAACACTACTTACAACGAGAATGTCTTTTCGCAGTTATTGGCAGCCAATGCTGAGATTTACCCAATGATTCCTGACGATGTAAGCAATGCAAGCATTTCTGGCTATTCAATCAATGCCATTGACCCGACCCGCAACGCTACAATGGTCGGATTCGTTTCAGGTGATGCAACGGTTAACGGTCTTACAGGTGGGTCAGGAAAGTACATGATAATGAATAACGCGCCTAGTGATTATAGTCAAAATGATATGGGTTTAGATGTTTATCTCAGAACGAGATCGACAACATCTTGTCAAATAGGCACAACCGTTAACGCGTTTACAAGTAGTGATACAGGGGCATTCATTATGAGCTTTGGTTCTGCAAGTGGAAGAATGCGGTGTAAACTTAATAGCGCGTACTTTTTATCGCAAGGTTCATTGGTTGTAGATACAGGATTTATATCTCTACAACGAGATAAATCTGATAGATTTGACGTATGTAATGATGCAGATGTTTCAGAACTTATAGTGCTTCCAAGTTTAGTTCCTGATACAAAGGTTTTTTTCGGTATGGCACTTAACCAAAATGGTTCACCAGCTTATAATACCACAGAATCTGTTTCGATGCTATGCAACAGACCATACTTAGAAGAGAAATCTATATTCACTTTGTTTGAAGCTGTGGATTGGCTACAAACTCAAATCGGTAGAAATGTATAAGATACTATTTTTCGAGCAGTTCGATTGGACGCCTGAGCAAGCAAGCTGGGGCGCGTGGGATATAGCATCACCGTATGCAGATGAAACACACAACGGGTGGATGTTGCCCGATGGTTGGCAGGAACACATGACCGAACGAGGCATAAGCTATATTATGTTAGATGTTCCTGAAGAAGAAACACCATGAAAGCAGACCACACCATAGACGATTGGGGAGTATTCAAGGATGTAGCCCTGAAGTTCTCAGCAAACTTTGCTGACGTAAAGATATGGGCGTTCACGTTCGTAATAACACCACTGTTCGCATTCACTGAGAAGTACCTGTTCGCTGATTGGGAGTTTCTCAAGTGGCTCGTTACGTTCATGATGCTTGACCTTGTAACAGGAATAGCAAAGGCGATCAAGAACAAAGACGCTATCACATCATACGGAATACGAAGGACGGCAGTGAAGGCGTTACAGTACGGAGCGTTCCTGATAGTCATACACGGTCTTGACAGTTTTGAAGTGAAGGGAGAGCAGGTTGAACTGTTCGGATGGATCGTCATATGGGCATACTCGTTCCTAATGGGAACAGAGGGTAAGTCAATACTTGAGAACATTGTAGCACTTGATGACAAGTTTGATGTCTCAGCTTTAATTGAAAAGATAAAAAAGGTATTTGAGAAGTGAAAAGAAAGTGTTTTGTGAAATTGTTCCTATCGAGTGTGACAACAAATGCTTGAAAACTGGAAACTGTTCACATAAGGGAAGAGAGCCTAAAAAGAAAGATAGAAATGGATTGGAGTAAATACCCTAATTTCAGTAAGGAAGAGTTTGACTGCAAGCACACAGGTAAAAATGAAATGAATCCTGAGTTCATGCAGAAGCTGCAAGAGCTTAGAAATGCTTACGGAAAACCCATGTCAATAAGCTCTGGGTTCAGAGATAAGACACATCCAATAGAAGCTAAAAAGAAAAGACCAGGAGCGCACTCCTCTGGGATGGCCGCTGATGTCAGGGTTGATAGAGGAGATGCATACGAATTACTGAAGATCGCTCTTGAACTCGGATTCACAGGAATAGGCATACAACAGAAGGGGTCTGGACGTTTCATCCACCTTGACACGATACCAAATGGTCACGAAGGGTTCGTAAGACCAATAATTTGGAGTTACTGATGCCTGGTCATGGTATCAGAATATTGTGTATTGCATTATCTTTGTTATGCCTGTTGGTGATTTCAATGGGCATTAAAATTGAAAGCCTTAAAACTGAGCTTGACCATGAGCGACATATCAAAACATCTCCTGAAAACGTTCCTGCCTTATCTGATAGCATTCCTACTTGGAGTAATAGTTGCGTGGAAAGGGTGTGGTGACACAAGCGGTAAACCTGTTACCACTATCATCGAAAAGCCAGTACCAGTCATAGAATATGTTGACAGGTGGAAAGAGAAGCCTGTTAGATACGTTGAAACGAAAGTTGTTACCGTACATGATACCGTACAAGTGACCGTGCATGATGTTCGCTTAGATACGTTGTTTTTGATTGATACGTTAAAGATAGTAGAGGCTTGGCTTACTGAAGTTACTAAGTACGACACTACGGCATCTTTTGAAACAGCGGATGTAAGGTTACGATGGCAGAACTACCAAAATGTAAGCGAGAACTTAGTCATTGATTATTTACCCAAGAAAGTGGTAGGTGCAAAATTTGCACTTGGCATACATGGTAATGCTGGTCTGATATCAGACTTTGAGTCAACTTATGTTCCGCTTATGGGGCTTGGTGTTCAGGCAACTGTTAACAAGAATTATTTCAGGATAGACTACGGATTCAATGGAGACCATTATGTTGGTATAGGTGTCGGCAGGAATATTATCTCAAGATAGTTCGTATCTT